AGACCGTGATGAGGGCGGCCGGGTCTTCCTCGGTCGCGTCAATCTTGAAGTCAGTGCCAGGGATGTCGAGCGTGCCGTAGTCCATCACATGGTCGATGCGCCCTCGGGCGCGACCGCCAGCGGAGCCCCACGAGACAAAGTCGCCCTCGGCGACGGTTCCAGGCTCGGCACGCTGGGCAGCAACTTCCTCGGCAACCGGCTCGGGGGCGGGAGCCTCAAGGGCAGTCCCTTCGCCCGGCATCACAACCGGCGTCGTGTTCGTGCCGGCGATGATGGCATTGACCGTCGCCTGTGGGATGCCTGGGAACGCCGCGGCGATGATTGCCTTCGCTCCGGCTTCGTTGAGCAGGCCAGCGTTGTACTGAGCCACAATCTCCAAGAGGCTGGAAACCTGAGCCCCGTTGAGCGAAACGTCGGCAATCTGCGGGCCTTCCTCGACCTCGGGCTCGGGCGTCGCCTCGGGAGCCGGCTCCGCAGGCGTCTCGTCAACCGTGATGATTTCCTCGACCACCGGGGTCGCGGGAGCCATCGCCAACTGTGCCGCCGCGTTCGCCTGCTCCAGCGTCTGCATATTGAGCGGCACCACGCGGATGTCGCCGCCGTCGACCGGGTTCAGATTCTCGAACCCGCGAATCTCGTTGACGCTGAAAACGCCCAGGCTCGCCATCGTGTTGTAGAACGCCGACCGGCCCGCGGCGTCAGCACGCAGGGCACCGCGAACATCAAACTCCGCGAACGTCTCATCGTCGGTGAGCAGGTCGCGAGTAATGGCAGACTCAAATCGACGCAGCCACGGCATCAACCCGTTCTGCACGTAGTCGAGCGATTGCTGTTCGATGTTCGAGAACGACGAACGCGAAAGGTCGCCAGCCAGATGCGGCGGCACGCCGAAGATGCGGCACACTTCCTCAACCGCAAACCGTCGCGCCTCGAGGAACTGACTCTCTTGATTCGTGCCACCGTAGGCGTCGATTTTCAGCCCGCCCTGCAACACCGCGACCCGGTGACTTCGGTCGGGGCCGCGATGAGCCCGCTCCCACTGGTTCCGCGTGTTCTCGGCCGCCTCAGGCGAAAGCATCTGGTCAGTCGTGAGCACCAGCCCCGGCCGGGCACCGTTGCCGAAGAACGTCGCCCCGTGGATCTCCAGGGCACGAGCCAGCCCGATGGCATCGCTCGCAATCTCGACCGGCACCAACCCGTTGACCGAATCATCCGACAACCACCGCAGGTGCATCACGGCATCCTGCGAGTAGACGGTACTGGAGCCACGGTCTTCGCGGTACGTGTACCGAAGCCGCCCGTTCTCCAGGCGGTCAACCTTCATCCGCGATGGATGCAGCGGCACAAGCTGCCGCGACTCGCCCGCCCCGCGAATCTCGCAATAGGCACTGCCGTGCGTGAGCAGGTGCAGCATGAGCGTCTCACGCCACTCGTAGCTCGTCTGCCAATCGTTCGGCGTCGAGTGCAGAACCCGATAGAGCGGGTTGTCGCGGGCAAGTTCCTTGCCGCCGCCTGGAAGCCGGCGGTACAGATGCAGCGGCAGCCCGGCCACCGACGCCGAGAGCACCCGCACGCAGGCGAGCACCGTAGTCGCTCGCAGGGCACTCTCAGGGTCAATCCGCACTCCAGACGGGTTGCGGCTGCTAGACGCCCAGCCGCCCGACTCATAATCCCAGTTCCGGGTGTCGCTCTCGGGGAGCCAGAGAATGCGGTTGGCGTTGGCAATCATAGGATCAGGATGGAGGGCTCCGCCGCGGGCTTGTTCTTGATTTGGTGCGATTCCCAGCCGCCCAGGGCGAAGATGAGAGCTACGATGCCGTCGATGCGGCCCGTGCTTTTCTTCTTCACCGGGCGAACGTCCTCGAAGGCATTGGTCTCGACCGTCACATTCGCCGCCATCCACGACAGCACGGGGTTGCCGCCGTGGCGGATGCGGTTCTGCAGCACGAGCGATTCGAGCCTTTTCGTGCCCGAGCTCATGCCGCGGAACCCTTGGCTCCATCCTTCCACATGGAGCCCCGCCCCTTGCAGTTCCACGGCAAGCTGCACCGCCCCGGTCAAGTCCATGTAGACCCGGTCAACTTGGTGCGTCTTCGCGTATTCCAAGACGTATTCGCGGATCTTGGAATGGTCGATGACGTTGCCATCGGTCGCGGTGATGAACCCGGAGTTGACCCAGTGTTGGAACGGCTGGCGGTCGGTTCGCTCCCGCTCCATGATGAGGTCGCGGGGAGCCCAGAACATCGCATCAACCTCGAACTCGTCATCCTCGCACGGATACAGAGCCACCATCGCGGAGAGGTCGGTCGACTTCGACAAGTCCATCCCGAGGATGCACTTCCGCCCCGCGAACGACTCACGCGGCGGCCCAGCACACGCAGCCCACTTCTCAGGGTCCAGCCACCGCTGGCTGCTCTCGGTCCACACCCCGAGCGAGTAGCGGAGCCAGCCGTTTAGTTTGCTCGCCTTGTTCTTCGCCTCGCGGGCATCCGCCGCAAACGATTCCTCGGTCATGGTGATGCCCATGCCGGGATTCACGCGAGCCCATACCACCGGGTCGAAGTAGTCATCCACGTTCGGTCGAGCCGCGAATATCTTGCCGTAGAAACGCGGGTCATACTTCGCGTCGGCAATCACCTGCTCGGCGTACTCGTGCTGCTCCCAGCAAATCGTGTCGCGGCGGTCGCCCGCCGTGGTAATCGTCGCGAGCAACGGCTCCCGCCTGGAGCGGCCCGAATAGCGGAGTGCCTCGAATAGCCGCCGGTCGGGCCACGCGTGCAACTCGTCACAGAACACAAACGAGTATGACGGCCCTTCCGCCGCACCGGCGTCGCGAGAGATGACGCGCATACTGGAGCCCGTTGTCTGGCAGACGATGGTCTTTCGCGAGTCGACCACCTCCAAGATGCCCTCCAGTTCGGGCGACCGCTTCACCATCGCCGCCGTCTCATCGAAGATGATGGCGGCTTGGTTGCGGTCCTTCGCCGCAATGCAACCGAGCTCGCCCTCGCCTTCCATGAGCAAGTGCCAAATCGAGAGGCACGAGAGCAGCGTTGACTTGGCGTTTTTTTTCGGCACCTCTAGGTAGGCAAGCCTGAATCTTCGGGTGTCTTCGCCATCGACCTTCCACCCGTAGAGCGGCTCGATAACGTCGCGCTTATGCCAATCCAGAAGCCGCATCGGCTCGCCGGCCTTCGCGGTCGGGGAGTCTTTCGTGTGGACGCATACCGCCTCTAGAAACTCAACCACAAGGTCGGCGGCGTCTTGCTTGTAGACGTAGCCAGCGACCGCTTCAGGTCGCCTTCTTGCGGGCAAGGAACTTCGCGAGGACGCTTTCTTGCTGCGGCTGCGAGCCACTCAATCCGCTCCTGGCCGATGGCGTCAATCCGAACTCCTGCTCAATGCGGAGCATCGACGCGGCCAGCTTGGTCAGCATCGTCGCCGCTGGCGTGCTCTGCATGTATTTCACCTTACCCTTCTCGTCACGAATCACGAGCACATCGAGCCCGCGACGCACCTGCTCCAGATACTTCACGTATTGCTCGTGCATCGTGCAGTAGCGGGCGATGGTGTCGATGTCGGCGTTTGTCATCACGCCCATGCCAATGAGCTTCGGCACGACTTCATCCCACTTAGAGCGGGCAACGCCCGTCACCCAATCGGGCGGAGTGATGTCATCGCTTGGCGGCTTTGGCTCGCTTTTGTTTAGCGGCCTTTTGCCGGGGTTGCCCTTCGCCATCTTGATGATGGTCGGCTCCGGTCGCGGGCCTCGCTTGCCCATTGGATTCCTCCTGGGATGAGCACCGGCACTTCCTGCTCGGGGGTTGTCTCGGCCCGCAGGTGCCCGTCTACGAGCATCAGAGAGCCGTCAGGAAGCTCGCGGGCGAGCAAGGCGTCGGCGTAGCCCACTTCGGCCAGGATGCCGCGTAGGGCGTCCTGCTGGCCCTTGGGATGGGTTCGCCAGTTCTTCGGGTTTGGCACGAGATCGGCGGCTTTGACGCGGCGAAGCTCGCGGACGCGGTTTCGGATTTGCATTTTCGGGCTGCTGGGATTTGGGGCAGGAAAACCGAACGATACCCCCCTATGCAAAACTTGCGGCCGCTCCGGCGCGTC